TGAGCGCACGCTGCGCACCCGTCAAATGCTGACCAGGACAACCTTGACTGTTGACGGCGAGTTTGAGTCAACGCAATCTGATTTCTTAGAGACTCGGGCGCTGAAGTTAACCAGCACAAATCCAGTGACTCCATTGTCTTTTATGACGATGGATGCGCTGGACGAGGAAGCAACAAAATTCACGGCCAGCGGCAGGCCCAAATTCTTTGGCGTGGTCGGCACTCAATTTCGTTTTGTTCCAACGCCAGATGCAAGCTATACGGCAGAGATCGTGTATTTTGCAAAGCTGAGTAAGCTGTCTGCAAGCGTGGCGACCAATTTTCTTTTGACATCAAGCCCCGACATTTATCTGTACGGCTCACTGTTGCAGGCCGCACCATACCTGCAAGACGATGCGCGTATACAGGTGTGGGCGACTCTTTACGAGCGTGGATTAAATGACTTGCAGGTGGCCGATGATCGAGGCTCGACTTCTGGCGGCAATTTGCTGACCCGCGCAAAAACTTTTGGCTAAGGATTAAAAATGGCAGATACCACCACCACAAACCTATTGCTGACCAAGCCGGAAGTTGGCGCAAGCTCAAACACTTGGGGCGGCAAGGTCAACACAAACCTGGACACAATCGATGCCTTGTTTGATGCTGGCCCACTGTTGAAGGTGACTAAGGGTGGCACAGGTGTTGGTACAAGTACAGGCACTGGCAACAATGTGCTGTCAACCAGCCCGACACTGGTGACGCCAGCGCTGGGAACGCCATCAGCGGCTGTGCTAACCAATGCCACAGGTCTGCCGATTTCAACAGGTGTAAGTGGCCTTGGTGCTGGCGTGGCTACTTTCTTGGCTACGCCATCAAGCGCAAACTTGTCTGCCGCTGTGACGGATGAAACAGGCACTGGTGCTTTGGTGTTCACCAATTCACCGACTTTGGTGACGCCAGCACTTGGCACACCATCTGGGGCTGTGCTGACAAATGCTACAGGGCTGCCATTGACCACTGGCGTTACTGGCATCCTGCCGGTAGCCAATGGCGGTACAGGGGCGGCTACGGGCATTCCTTTGGGTACTGCCGTTACGGGGACACTGGCGGTAGCCAATGGCGGCACTGGACAGACCAGCTACACCGATGGGCAACTGCTGATCGGCAACAGCACTGGCAACACGCTGACCAAGGCGTCTTTGACTGCCGGCTCTGGCGTGACCATCACACCAGGTGCTGGGTCGATTCAAATTGCGTTTACCGGCCCAGGCTCTGGCTCAGTGACCAGCGTGGATGTGTCGGGCGGCACAACTGGACTGACTACAAGCGGCGGCCCTATTACAAGCTCTGGCACTGTGACTCTTGCAGGGACTTTGGCAGCAGCAAATGGCGGCACGGGTTTAACGGCATCTGGTACTGTTGGCAATGTACTGACAAGCAATGGCACAACTTGGACAAGCTCTGCTCCAGCAGCAGGCGGGATTACCTACACCACCACCAAAACAGCCAATTACACAGCGGTTGCCAATGACGGTGTTTTGACCAACACCACTGCCGGTGCATTTACTGTCACTTTGCCAGCATCACCAGCTAATGGCGCTCAAGTAATTGTTGCTGACACTGCAAATATTTGGGGAACAAACAACCTGACTGTCGGGCGAAACGGCAACAACATTGCTGATTTAGCACAAGACTTGGTTTGCGACATCAGTGGCGCGTCTGTTCAGTTTGTATATAACAGTTCTGGTACAGCGTCTTGGGAAGTGTATGCACAAGTCGGCGGCAACGGCGGCACGGTAGTTACCTTGGATGCCACTCAGACGCTGACTAACAAGACTCTGACCGCGCCTACTATCAACGGCATAACTGGTGTTTTAGATATAAATACCGGCACGGCCATAGCCAGCGCAGCCACAGTCAATCTTAACACTGCAACAGGCAACAGAGTCCACATTACCGGCACGACTGCAATAACCGCCGTGACGCTTACCCGTGGCCCAAGAACTGTGATTTTTGATGGCATCTTGACACTGACCCACAACGCCACAACAAACAATTTGCCAAGTGCGGCCAATATCACCACAGCAGCAAATGACAGGGCTATTTACGAAAGTGATGGGACTACAGTTTATTGCGTAGCCTACATCAGAGCTAACGGTACATCAATCGTGGCGGCTGGCGCTGGTGATCATGCAGTATCAGTAAACACCGGCAGCGGTTTTGGTACAACCAACACAAAAATTAGGCGATTTACAACAACGCGAATTAATTTGGGAACAGCAATTACATACGCCGACTCTGCAACTTTAGGAGCGAGCTTCACAATTAACGAAGCTGGAATATACGCAGTCAATTATGTGGAGCGCACCGATGGTACTGGAGCAAGTTTTGGCGTTTCTTTGAATTCTACAGAACTCACTACAAACATTGTAGACATCGCGGTAGCTAACATACTGACTGTTCAAGACGCGCCATCCGACAACAGATATTATAGTTGCGCTTGTGTTTTTTATGCTGCTGCTACAAATGTGGTCAGACCTCACACAAACTCAACCAGCTTTTCTACCGCTGGCTCATCATCATTTAGCATTAGAAAGGTAAGCAATGTCTAAACTACTTGTCAACGCGCCGACTGGCGATCAGGAAATTATTACTGTTGGCGAGGGCGGTGAATATTTTGAGTTGTCTCGGGTGTTGTGGGACGAGCGAACAGACGGCCCACTACCCGCAATCACTTTGGGTGGCATGAGCCGCGTGGGTGACAGTCTTGTTTTTGATGACCAATTAATGGTGGCGCATAACGCTTTCAAAGGGGCAGAGCAAGCCAAGAGTGTTCGTGCTTCCCGTGACACCAAGCTGTCAGCCACTGATTGGCGATTTCGCAGCGACATGACACCATCACAAGGCTGGAAAGACTACTGCCAAGCCTTGCGTGATGTGCCAGCACAAAGCGGCTTTCCGAACAATGTTGTTTGGCCTACACAACCAGAGTAACTTATGGCAAACCTATCATCAATTATTACCCCAACAAATCTTGTCACGCTGACGGGTACGGCTACGCTGACCAACAAGACGCTGACAGCGCCTACTATTGCATCAGCCAATTTAACAACAGCGTTAACGCTTGCTGGGGTGTCCGGCACTAATGGGCAGGTTCTTACGAGTGCTGGATCAGGTTTGCCGAGTTGGACTACTCCAAGTTCTGGCGCATTAACATTGCTTTCCACTGTCACAGCATCAGCCTCAACCACTGTTGATGTAGAGACAACTTTTAGTAGCACTTACGACACTTATTTGCTTACCCTGACAAATGTTGTTTCGTCCGCTGGCGACCAGATAAAGGTTAGATTCAAATTAGCGGGAGCCTATGTTACCACTGCCACTTATGGATACCATGTCTCAATTATGACTGATGGTTCGGCCACATACGCAGCACAAGCGGCAGCGGTTGGGAGTGCCGCAACCGGAATCCTACTTAACGACACTAACAATGGTGATCTAAATATGGTGATGCGGGTTTATGCTCCGAGTAGTTCCGTGGCTAAACAGATTGATTTCCAAGGGACGCAGCGCCACAATAATTCTTCTAGATGGGCAACAGGGACGGGGCTAAACAGTGGCACTGGTGCGCTTACTGGTATCCGCTTTTCTGTCGATTCAGGAAACATTGCTTCGGGCACATTCCGTCTCTACGGCATTGCCAATTCATAAGGACTGATCATGCCAAACTATCACGCAACATCAGAGGGAAATGTCCCATTTACAGCAGAAGAAGAAGTGCAATGGGCGGCAGATCAAGCGGCGGCGGCGGCGGCTGCTATTGCCGCCGCTGCGGTTGCCTACAAGGCCCAACGCGCTGCTGAATACCCGAGCATGGCTGACTACATAGATGGAATCGTAAAAGGCGACACAGCACAGGTGCAGACATACATTGATGCTTGTCTTGCCGTCAAGGCTAAGTATCCCAAGCCATGAGCCAAGTAGACGCAACAGATGCCAAGCTAGCAACGCATGAAGAAATTTGTGCGCTGCGGTATGAGGCTATTCAGAAATCGTTTGAGTCAGGTAGCAAGCGCATGAGCCGCATCGAATACATCCTGTATGCGCTGATTGCTGTGACGCTGCTTGGCCCAGGCTTTGCTGCTGAAATGCTCAAGAAAATGCTTATGTAGGCAGGTGCGATGATTGATCCGATTACAGCCCTTGCCGGTATCCAGTCGGCCATCTCTCTAGTCAAGAAGGCGGCGGCTGTAGCAAACGATTTAGGCAGCTTGGCTCCGATGATCGGCAAGTTGTTCGATGCCAAAAGCGTAGCTACAAAGGCAATGCTTGAGGCAAAGAGGTCTAAAAATAAATCGAACATGGGGACTGCCCTCCAGATTGAGATGGCTCTGGATCAGGCCCGTGTTTTTGAGGAAGAGCTAAAAATGCTTTTCATGCAGACCGGCAAGATAGATGTATGGAACAAGATCAAAGCCCGTCAAGCAGAGATGGACAGAGATGATGCCAAGGAAATAAGCGCACTGAAAGCAGAAGAAAAAAAGGCCAAAGAAAAAGCAGATGAGATGACCGAGATTGCTTTGGCAATAGGCATTATTTTCTTCGTGGCCTTCTTTGCGGTTTTTGGCGTAAGCGAGCTTATAGACTTCTGCCAAAAAACAAGAGGCTGTATTTAATGTGTTCAGTCTTCTTAAATGGTTTGATGTTGGCAAGGACTGGAAACTCGGCATTGACCGTTTCATCCGGTGCTGCGCTGCTGTGCTTGCAATCAATTGGTTACTAGACCTGCTTTATATCTTGCCAGCCAACGAGTCCAAAAAAATCATTGATTTCTTAGTTTCTAAAAACCCTCTGTAGGAATTTTTATGCTTTCATTAATCTCGACTCTCGGCGGTCTGTTGATTTCGGGCTTACCCAAGCTGCTGGATTATTTCCAAAACAAGGCTGACCAAAAGCATGAGTTGGCTTTGGCTGCCGTCCAGACTGAGCGTGAGCTTCAACTGGCCGCTGCTGGGTTTGCCGCGCAAGCCCGTGTGGAAGAAATCCGCACCGAGCAGGTGGCCTTGCAGACCGAAGCCAAGATGGCCGAGGCCGAGGCCGGGATGGTGCAGGGTGCGCAAGATCACGACAAGGCAGTGTTGGCAAAGGCATCAACATGGGTGGCCAACTATGTGGGAACTGTTCGTCCCACGATAACTTACATTTTTGTGATTGAGTTGGTCTGTATCAATGCCTTCTTGTGTTTCTATCTCTGGCAGCACCCTGGTCTGATTACCAGCATGGACGATGTTCTGCGCTACACCGACATCATCTTCAGCCCTGATGAGATGGCGATGCTTGGCGGCATCATTGGATTCTGGTTTGGCTCACGCGGCTGGAACAAGAAATGAAATTGAGCAAAGCCGGTGCTGATTTGATGCACCGTTTTGAAGGCTGTAGGAGTAAGCCCTACCTGTGTCCAGCCAACATCTGGACTATCGGGTATGGGCATGTGCTGTACCAAGGCCAGATTAATTTGCCTATGGTGCGTAAAGAGGGCTACGCTGGGCTAATCCGTAGTGAGCATCCATTGCAATCGGAGGACAATCGTGCTTGGACAAAGGAAGAAATCAATTCGCTATTCGCAAATGATGTACAAAATTTTGAGCGTGGTGTTTTACGACTTATTCCCAATTGTGCTGGGCATCAAGGCCGCTTTGACGCTTTGGTCTCTTTTGCCTTTAACGCTGGATTAGGCAATCTCCAGCGCAGCACGATCCGAATGAAGGCCAACAGAGACGATTGGGAGGGCGCAGCAGAAGCCTTTATGTCTTGGACTAAGGGCGGTGGGAAGGTGCTGCCAGGGCTTGTCAAGCGGCGAGTGGCCGAAAAAGAGTTATTTTTATCTTGACTGATCAATAATCATGCTATGGCCAACAAGAAGCAACAACTAGAAGTCCCATCGATTCCCAGCTTGGGCTTTGCTCCAGAGGCGTATGAGCGCCGGTATGTTTCCGAGGTTAATGGGTCATTGAACGGCTACTTTAGAAACCTGATCAGCACGCTAAGTGCGCTGTTTGGGATCAGGGGCGGTAAGTTCTTGAACAATCCCCACGGGGCTTTTCAGGACTCAACCGACCAGGTGGCAGCCAACACGACCACAGCCTATGCCATCACATTCAATACGACAGACTTCAGCAATGGCGTGACGATTGCCAGCGGTTCTAGGATTACTGTGGCTGACAGCGGTATCTGGAACATACAGTTTTCCATTCAGTTTACAAATACGACTAATGCCTCACAGGATGTGGATATCTGGTTTCGGGTCAATGGGACAAATGTGGCAAATTCAAACAGTAGGTTTGGCTTTGCGCCGAGAAAGGGTGTTGGTGACCCGTACCACACCATTGCGGCACTCAACTATTTCGTGAGCCTAAATGCAACTGATTATGTTGAAATCATGTGGCGGCCAACCGATGTTGGCGTTACGATTGAGCAGTACGCTGCTGGAACAAGCCCGACACGGCCAGCAGTGCCATCAGTTATTGCCACTGTGTCTTTTGTCTCAAACCTACCGACAATCTGATTATGTACATACCCATCAAACTGCCCCCAGGCGTCTACCGCAACGGGACTGAATACCAATCCGCTGGCCGGTGGCACGATGCCAACCTTGTGCGCTGGTACGAAAAAACTATCCGGCCCGTCAACGGCTGGAGGGCTAAGTCGGCATCTACTGTGACCGGCGCTTGCAGGGCAATCATCACTTGGCGTGACAATTCGGCCAATTCCTACATTGGCCTCGGCACTCACTCCAAGCTGTTTGCAATGGACATTTTGGGGGTCTTGAAGGACATCACACCAACCGGATTTTCAACTGGCTATATTGACAGCACATCCACCACTGGCTATGGCAAAAACCTTTACGGCAGTTTCGCATACGGCGTGCCACGGCCCGACACCGGAACGGCAAATGTAGCTACAACTTGGAGCCTTGACACTTGGGGTGAATATTTGGTGGGTTGCTCTGACCACGATGGCAAGATTTACGAGTGGCAGCTTGGCTTTACAACACCGACACTGGCCGCACCGATTACCAACGCACCAACCAGCAACAAGGCTATTCTTGTGACTGCCGAGCGATTCCTGTTTGCCCTTGGCGCTGGTGGAAACCCTCGAAAAGTCCAGTGGTGCGACCAAGAGAACAATACCCTCTGGACTCCCGCAACAGACAACTTGGCCGGTGACTATGAACTGACAAGCTCCGGCACACTGATGGCTGGGAAGCGGGTCAAGGGCATCAACCTGCTTTTCACCGATGTCGATGTGCATACAGCGCAATATGTGGGTGCGCCATTTGTCTACGGCTTTGAAAAGGCTGGCTCTGGGTGCGGCTTGATTTCTGCCCAAGCGGTGGCCGCCATTGATACGGCAGCTATCTGGATGTCTAAGAGTGGCTTTTGGATTTATGACGGCTACGCCAAGCCGCTGCCCTGCGATGTCAGCGATTTTGTTTTCAACAATATCAACTTAGACCAGCGTGCAAAGGTGCATGCTGTGCATAACAGCAAGTTTGGCGAGATTTGGTGGTTCTACCCAAGCAACGCTGGCATTGAGAACGACTCTTATGTGACCTACAACTACCGCGAAGGCCATTGGGCCATCGGCACATTGGCAAGGTTAGCAGGCACTGACGCTGGAGTTTTCACCTTGCCATTGATGGTCGATTCTGCCGGCGAAGTCAACGAGCATGAAGTGGGTTTTGACTACGATGGCGCGACACTCTTTGCTGAGTCTGGGCCAATACAGATTGGCAATGGCGACAATGTGATGAGTATCCGCGAGGTGATACCAGATGAGCAGACCTTGGGCGAGGCTGTAGTTTCGTTCAAGACAAGGCTCTACCCAACGGGTACGGAGTCCACATTCGGGCCATACACGGCAGCAAACCCGACTTCTGTGAGGTTTTCTGGCCGGCAGGTCAACATGAAGGTGACGGGTGCGGTGCTGGCAGATTGGCGCATCGGGGTGATGCGGCTGGATGCGGTGGCCAGCGGCAAGAGATGAGCGACCAAGAGCATTTGGAAAGGCTGCGCCAGCATGTTGAGGCTGCTTTAGAATACTCTGGAGGCACACATAATTTTGACGATGTTGCTGAGATGGTTCGGGATAACAGGCTGCAACTGTGGCCGGCCCAAAACTCAGTGGTATTGACAGAGATCATTGTCTATCCACGGCTCAAGAATTTGCATTACTTCTTGGCTGGTGGCGACCTAGATGAACTCTCAAGGATGCGAACAATGGTCGAATCCTGGGGCAAGTCAATAGGCTGCACCAGAGTGACTTTGGCAGGCCGCAAGGGCTGGACAAAGACATTTTTAAAAGACGAGGGCTACAGCCCACAATGGTCTGTAATGGCAAAGGAGTTGTGACATGGCGACAATGGAAGAGTTATATCAGCAGTACCTGTTGACCCAGCCTGGTATCGGCGGTTCACAAAATCGATACAGAGACTTGATCTCTCAGATGCGGCCATTTGCCAACCCCTATCCTGGCTCAACGGGGCTGCTTGCTGGTGCTATTCCTACTCCAGCAGTGCCCAAAGTGCCGACCAGAACCAATCCTATGGGGACTTACAGAACTGATGGTGGTCGTGGTGGATCAGGCATTGACATGTCAACACCATTTGACAGCATGACCGATCAACAAAAATCTGAGTTTTACAAAAACAACCCAGGATTTGCCAAAGCAACTGAAATTG